AGCAGTTAAACTTATTTTTTGTGAGCCTATGCCGTATACCGTATCGGACGGAACCACCCCTCCAGTTCCGAAGAATTGATACAACTCAATCGCCATATTCCTAATGGCGTCTGATTTGGCCCAAAAAGATAGCGTCGCCATCCCCCCAGACAACGTCTCAACATTCTCTATTTTCTGTTCCTTGTGGCAGTAATGATCTGCGCCAGGTGACGACGCAACCACGGTTCTTGAGAAGAACTTTGGATTTCCAGGTACGTCGGTTTGGCCATTGGTAAAGCTCTCTCTGGTGTGTGTAGCAAGCGATTGCCATCTACCGTTGAGCCACCTGTCGTCAGAGTAATACCCATCGGTATCAACCTGGGTGGTTGCCCTCTGCCATATATTGAATCCGCCGTTTATTATTACATTTCTCCTAGCCCAGTTAAGGGTATTCTCTTTGGTCAGCACCGTTCCGTCGCTGTCCGGGAAAGTGTATGTTCTTGACGCTGTATTAGAGTTTGTGAAAAATGAGGCTATGGTTCCAATAGCGTTAATTATGTTAATTTTCAATAGGGTCAAGCCTGCGTAACCGTCTGCGGCATCCTTCTTGGTGCTGTCGAGAGATCCTATTCTTGAATTGTATGCGGCGTTGGAAATCGACTCAAGACCATCTGCTGCTCCGTTAACGGAAATTCCCTGGCTACCATGGCTGGCTATAAGCGGAAGCTTGTTAGCTCCAGCCTCAATTAGGTCGAATTCCGCCCTGACAGGCTGACTGCCAGCCCTGGAGCCGTCCGCAGGAACGCCGGTTGGATTATAGTATTCGTTTGGCATAAATCACAACTCCGCGTCTGCTGTATACGTGCTAACGAAATATCCAGCAGACCCGGTACTGGTGCTGGTCCTGGTTTCCTCCACCGACACAGATGTAACTACCGCAGTGCCAGCGACTGCATCAAACCTACTGCTGGCGCTATGTGTAAGCGTAACTGTTGGGGCTATCCTCATCGCTACCGGGAAATTCCCCTTAGCTATATAGTCTGTAGCCGTTGTAACGTCTCCGGAAAATGCTAATCTTGGAGTGTCTGAAGCATATGAATTTCCGAGAAAATATCTCTGGCACAATTCCAGTTCCTCACCAACCATTCTTCTTTCGAACTCGGTGGATGATGAGCCAATCTCAAGCTGGACATGAGAGAATTCATAGGTATTACTAGACTGACCGAGAGTGTCGGTTCTTGCGTTGAAATCAGCCCCAGCATCAACCCAGAATATTACTGCCATGTAATCATTATCGTCCGTTCCCAGTGTCTTTCCGGCAATACTCGGTATCGAGGCGGTTACCGTATACTGCGCCCAGTTGGTTGTGATAGCGATCTTGTTTACCTCTATCCCGGTGACCGTAGCTGACGGAGCACCCCCAGTACCGAAATTCTGTACAAATTCAACGGATATATTGGAGGCGACGCTGGACTTGGCGTAGAATGACAGGGTTACGCTGGTCCCAGCCAACACGTGGACTCCTTCTATGCGCTGTTCCTTGTTGCAATAATTAGCAGCGCCAGCCGCAGACACGGTAACCAGCCTACAGTAATATCTTGGCTGATCCGGCACGTCTGTTTGCCCTAGGGAGAACTCCTGCCTACTATTGGTGAACGTTGTCCCATTACTGCCTACATACCACCTGTCGTCAGATCCGTAACCGGTTACCGTATGGGAAGTATTCCTCCTCCATAACCTGAAGTCTCCGTTGATAATCCAATTCTTTCTCCCATTCAGCGGCATGTCGGTGGTTAGCGCTATCGTTCCGTCGCTGTCCGGGAAAGTGTATGTTCTTGACGCTGTATTAGAGTTTGTCAGGAATGACGTGAATGTGTCGAGTACGTTCTTGAAATTGATTTTCAACAAAGTGAGGCCCACAAATCCGCCGCTGGCATCCTTATTAGCGGAAGCCTCGGCACCCAGCCTAGTTCTGGCGTTGGCTGCAGTGAGTGATTCAAGGGCAGTGGCACCGGCATTAACGAACACCGCTTCATTGGCGTGAGTGGCGAGCGGTGGCAATTTGGCGAAGCCGGTTTCGATGGCGTCGAATTCAGCTCTTATCAATGCCGGATTGCCGAGCGAGTTATTCGCTGGCGCTCCAGTGCTGTCGTAATATTCATTCGGCATCGAATCACCTCGTGCTCTTTGTCATATAAAACTGCAGTAGGCTCCCGTTGAACGTAAGCTCTGCATCATAGTCGCTGGACCCTGCGAACTTCAGGCCGATATTAGTGGCAAGTCCCATGGTGGGGAATTTCTCTGGCACCAGAACCTGGCCGTCCCAATAAAACTGCCCCCAAGTGAAAGACCCCCAGAATACGTCTCCGAGAGTAATCTCTCTGGTTGTTAGGGCTGGCTGCGGTGTGTAGGCAGATTCATATTCCAGACTGTAGCCAAATTGAAAGCTTGCGTACCCTAACCCTGTAACATCTAGTGTCGTGACGATGTATCTCTTGTAGAACGTCGGACTACCAAGACTGTCGTGGGCAAGGTAGAAATACCAGGCCCTTGCGTCTCCGTCGAAGCTGGTTCCCTGGAACAGTTCGTAGACGTTTCCGTCGTCGCTTCCGATCATTACAAACTCATTACCGCCGCTGTCCTCTGCCGAGCAGATGCATACCGCCTTGTCGTTGAACTCCTGCTCCATAGCAGACACAAGTTTAGTGCCAACTATGGTGCAGAATAGGGCGGTCTTATCATCGAAGAAGATCATATAGAGGTTCTTCTCGCGGCTGATCGCTGTGGCGGTGATCTGATTTTTCTTCGAATCCATGTAGCTGTCAAACTTCACAGACATAGTGGAATCGGAGAAGTTGCCGTATACCTGCGCGGCGCTCAGTTTGGTAATTCCACGGTTGTCAACGAATATCGTATCGCCTATCCTCTGGGAAGTCCACTCAAGGGCACCAAGATTCTGCTTAAATGAGACGAGGTTCCAGTCACTGATATTAGACCCGTACAGGATCGATACCTCGCTTGTGCTGAATATCGTCAATGCGCTTGTTCCATCAGATCCTGGCTGGGAAATAAACCCGGTAATGTGATCACCAAGGCCGATTTCGCCTGCGCCGAGAACCAGAGTCCATTCATACGGAAGTCCAGGCTGTGAATGTTGCGCTGACCCACGGAAGGAGAAAAATAGCTGCTGCTTGTGGATAAAGATGTGAGTGGGGTAGGAGGTCATCCCTGTCTCGATTGGCATGTAGTTTGTGCCGTCGAATTCGAAGCCAAGATTCCTGCCGTCGCACCCGTACATCTTTTGGGTATCTTCAGATCCGGTGAAGTTACCGTTCGCAAACTCATATCTCCCGCCAGGATTAGGGATGGTGATAGCAGCCGAATCCCCGGCTATGGTGGCAACGTTCAGGTTGGCTCCAACCCTCAGGGTTTCTGCCTGGAAGGTGCCGGTCTGGGACGCGAATACCATCCGCCCTGCAGCCGTGCCAGCGGCCCATGATCCTGTAGCCAGGGCAGTCCTGCCGACAACTGCGGTTGCGCCTGAGATTTCCCCGGTAATAGTGTCTCCATCCGCGATCACGTAGGTTCCGCCAGACGTGAAGTCCAGCCTGAGGCCAAGGGCCACTGCGGCCCATCCTGCAGCCGAAGCTTTCCACATACCGACTGCGGTGCCGCCTGCGTTGTTTCGAAAGCAGTACCAGTTGTCTTTGAAGAACCATACCCCAAGGATCGATCCTGACCCCGTAGGAGGGGCTATATCGGCCCTGTAGTTGTCGGCGGCGAGATTCAGGTACTGGGCGTCAAGTAGTCTCGTGGAAGCGGCCAGAGCAGCCGGGATGGCGCTCATGGTGGCCTGCGTGACACCGCCCACCTTGACCTCTCCACCGTGGAGGTGCCAGGTGCCTGAGAGTTTCGTGGTCACGAGGTAGGTGGTGGCGTTGACGATAACCACGGCAGATCCTGAGGCGTCGTTGTCGGTGACTGTGTCGCCCGCGTTGATGGACCCGGTAATGGTGACGGCGATGATTTGATACACCGCGTCATGAGGCTTGGGTTTCCCGCTGAAGCGCTCGTAACCGCCAGTGGTACGGTAGCCGCCATTGATGCGCTGATAGACGTTCTTCGACTCCCTGACTGTGCCAGAGGGTATTTGCACCCTGGCTGTCTCGGTGTCAAGCCCGCCCTTGTATTCGATGTATTTCGTGTCCACCCTTGGGGCGGAAGATTGCCTAGCCATTATACCAACGGTTCCCCCCACGTCACTCTAGGGAGGTACTTCTTCTCCATTCGGCGAAGCAGCTTCCTGCACTCCCTGGTTCCGGTAGCGAACTTGTCAGGCTCTCCATACTCGACAGCATAGTAGGTCAGGGCCTTCCATATGACTATCCAGTGGTAATCCTTGTGAAATAGAGGCTCGTGTGCGTCTGCAGTCATCTCGTGATGGGCGCGGAAGTACTCCCCCTTGAGGGTATAGGCCAGATCAGGGATGGGGTAAAGGACGACAGTATCGTCAGGTTTGATGGAAAAAGCTATCGGCCTGCCCGTCTGGGTCAAGCTGGTGCCGATCTGATAGGCAAGCCGAAAGTCCTTCCATTCCATGTAGTAGATCTCTGATTCGTCTGATGCATTCAGGAAGATCCGCCAGTCCTCTGGCGCAAACTCCTGGAAGTCTGATATACTCAGATCTGTCGCAGTATAAGATCCGTCAGCCGGGGTCAACACCTTACTGAATTCCTTCCGCAGGAATTGCCAGGTCGTGTGAATACCCTGGATGTCGTTATAAGCCTCGTCCAGCCAGTCGATGAGTTGGAGGAATTGACCTGTCTGACCCAAGGTTGTGGTAGGACCGGCGAAGTTCACACCGGCCTTCCTGCTTAATCTCTGCGACATCAACAGACGATCCATAATTACCTCATGGTTTGGGTCATTACCATCTCAAGCCAGATTCCGCCACGCGGGTCAGGGTCTGCGATGATCGTGAACGGGTAGGTCTGTCTTGTGACAGGCACCATAACCAGGCTTGCCGGGTCGAAAGGATCTTGCCGTCTCTGGTCGAACTTCGTTACAACGGAACGGGCCAGGGCCTCGACGTATTTCCGCTTTACTTTCTGCTTGACTCCACGCATGATAGGCTGAGTGTTGCCATTCACGTTAGGAGTGATAACTCTGAGTGCGCCTTCCTGGTTGTCTTCATAAACCATAATCACCAGGATCTGATTCATAAAGGCCTCGAAGTCCTCAATCTGCGTCGGGTCGAAATCATGGATGACCTCGATATTTCTGCCGCCAGTGCCGATCTCTGGCATGGTAAGTGGTTGACCTGCATTTTTAATGGTTACGTCGGTTTCTTTACGGGCCATGATATTCTCCTTACTGTTTTAGAATAATGGCCGGAAGCATAATAACACTCCCGGCCATTATAGTTTACCAAGTCATACCTATAATATGACTTATCTTAGGACGTCAAACCAACCAGCGGAACGCCCATTGCGATGTCGTAATAGGTTTCGGTTACACCAGCAGCGTCGAGCGCGGTGGTTCCGGGGGTGAAGGTCACCGCCACGGTTTTCACCTTGACTGCGCCAAACGGGCACTTGTTCGCGTCGGGGGTAGGCCATTCGAGACGGCCAATACCGGCAACCAGCCTGGTATTCAGAACCTCGACGCCCTTGACGCTGGTGACGTTTCCACCAGAGTCAACCTGCATCAGGTAGATGCAGGTGGTATCTGCAGCCTGTACAGTGTCAGCCGACAAGGGCAGGACGGTTGCAGCGTCTGCTTTGTGATAGGCGATACCGTCGATCACGAAGTCGATACCGGCTCCATTCGGCGCGGCAATCGCGGGTCCAGTTTTGGCACCGTCACCGATCACAAGACCGGCTTTCGACAGGCACATGGTTCCGCCACGGGGATCGTCATTCAGGTTATTCATAATCTTACTCCTTGAGATTGTTAGTTTCTCTATACTGTTATGAAGTCAGGACTTCAGTTGTTGCTGCGGCGGAAAGAGTCGCAGGTGCCGATGCCGGTTTCGGTGCCGTGAGGCCAGCAACCAACGGTGCGGTAATGTTTGCCGGGATGGAATCCGGGGTGATTTTGTGGGAGTCAAAGCCGGTAAGGGCGGTTCTACTCCAGGTGCCTACGGTTGCGTCGGTGAAGGTAGCGTTGCCGTCAACCCCGTCGAGGTCATCGGTATTCGCAGCCCAGCCACCGCCCTTCAGGTTCTCTACCACCAGCTTTGCGATGGGACAGAACATGGGCGGGAGGCGATCAGCCACAAGACCAAGGGCTGTGTCCGCTGCTGCGGCGCTGGCGTGAGTCATTGCGCTTACGGTTCCGGCGATGCCGTTTGAGGCCAGGGCGTAGGTTGCGTTCTGGGCCAGGTTCGTAACGATAAGCCATCCGCCGAATTGTGCCTGACCGATGGTGTCTGCGTCATCGAATACTTTGTCGGCCTCTGCTGCGATTTGGGAAATCCTCACACCGTTCAGCATGACGTCCTTGGTGCCAGTTGCATACCGTTCCGGGGTAGTACCTACGGCAGTGGCTGCGCCGTTCGCTACGGTCAAACCAGTGGCCTTCTTGGGGGCATTCCGTACGGTATACACCACTTCGGTGGCGGTGCCGCCAGTAGTGTTCGTGGTGCCGATATTGAAACCACCAGCCCCGGCGTCGGTTACCGTGAAGTATCCAATGATTGCGGTATTGGCGGTCGGCGCTACTGCGGACAGACACAGCAATGCGTCCTCTGCGTTATCGAAAGCCATCTGAGCGCCAGTATCCTGGGTGGTGACAACCCCGGCTCGGTCGATCAGAATTCTCCATGCGCCGTACTTGTTCTGCACGATATCGCCCGAGTCTTGCAAGGTGATCGTGGTGTCCAGGTTTGCGTAGTATTCCTGCCCGCCGATACGATAGCGGATGTGACCGGCACCGAGCAGGGTTACTGCTGCGGTTCCAGCGATAGTGAAGTCGCCACCGATGACACCGTCAGCCATGTTGAACGAGACGATATTGCCCATGACGTCACTATCCGCGTCAACCTCAGTCATCCAGGTCACGGCGGTAGCATGGTCGTCATGCAGCTCCTCAATAAGGGTTTCAACCCCATCTGCAGCGGTCTTGAACGTGGCGTGGTCGGTGCGAAGTTCGTTAGCTACGGTTCGCAGGGCGTCCAGCTCGGTCTTGATCGACTCCCAGATTTTTCTGATATGAAAGGCGTCGGCGATGTTTGCCAGGCTCGACGCTCTTTTTTTGATACTCTCAGCCATTTTCGTTTACCTCTCAAAGGGTTTGTATCCGCTACTGACCAAGCT